CCGATCTTGGTTGACCAAGGTTTGCTGCCCGCCACAGTGCGGGCTTTTTTCTTTTTGGTGCATTGCCCTTCAAAGCAATGAATCCCTGAAGCGCTCCCTCTAACGCGCTCACCACCTGGCCCAGCAACATGCTGGGCATGAGCACACATACCACTCTCCCCAAGTCGCTGCGCGCACCGCGCATGCTCGAATGGCTGCTGGCGGCACTGCTGCTGACGGTGCTGGTCTGGATGATCGCGCCGCAGCAACTGCCCACCAGCCTCTACAAGGCCAGCCTGGTCACTCTGGCTGCCGTGGTCGGTTACTGGATCGACCGCAGCCTTTTCCCTTATGCCCGCCCCGATTCGTTCCTGGCCCTGGAAGAGCTGGAGGGCGCTGAGGTAGATGTGGCCATCTGCGACGCCGAGTCTCAGACCTGCAGCCTGCACTCGGTGACCGACGAGGCCATGATCCGCCTGATGGGCTGGGCCATGATTCGCCGAGCTGTCATCGTGGCGGCCACGATGCTCACCATGGGCCTGGGGGCCTGACCATGCGCCGCCCACCAACCTGGCACCGCCTGGTGCCGTGGCTCATAGCTGCGGCCATTGCCACGGTCCTCTCATGGCACCAGCCGTCTGATGCCCAGGTTCCCCCTGCAGCAAACCGGTACCGCAATGAGCTGACCCGTGCAGCTCACTCCCAATGGGGCCTGGACGCCCCGGTGGCCGCACTGGCCGCCCAGGTCCACCAGGAAAGCGCCTGGCGGCCTGGCGCAGTCAGCCCAGCGGGTGCCCAAGGCCTGACCCAGTTCATGCCGTCTACGGCCGCCTGGTGGTGTCAGGTCAACAAGCTGACCCCGGCCCAATGCCAGCCCACCAACCCGACCTGGGCGCTGCGCTCCATGGTGGGCTATGACAAATGGATTCTCGACCGCGTGCGCGGCACCAGCGCATGCGATCGAATAGCCATGGTTCTGTCCGGCTACAACGGCGGCCTGGGCTGGGTTCAGCGTGACCAGGCGTTGGCATCGAGTAAGGGGCTCGACCCGCTGCGCTGGTGGGGCCACGTGGAGCTTGTCAATGCCGGCCGGACAGCCGCCAACTGGCGCGAGAACCGCGAGTACCCCCAGCGTATCCTGAAGCGCTGGGCGCCAGTCTATGAGGCGGCGGGTTGGGGCCAAGGGGCATGCCCATGAAAGCCACGCTCATCCTCATCGCGTGCGCCGCCCTCGTTGCCGTTGGCGGTGCTATGGGTTGGACCTTCGGGCACGCCACTGGGTATGACAGCGGTCATGCCCAAGGCATCAAGGACGGCAAGGCCCAGCAGATCGCCCGGGCCAACGCACAAGCGCTGGCCGAGATGAGTCAGATGCTGGAGTCCCACAAATCCCTGGTCGCAGCAGCCGGCCAGGCCAGCAAGGCCATGCGCACTGCGCTGGCCCAACGCGCGGCGCATGACGCCCAAACCACCAAGGAGTTTCAACATGCGCTCGCTTCTACTGCGGCCAGCCGCGCTGGCTGCGTGTTTCCTGCTGACGTCATGCGCCAGCTCTCAGAGGCTCGTGACCGAGCCGCCCAAGCCGCTACCAGCGGAGTACGCAGTGCACTGCCCGACGCCTCCACCGATTCCCCCAAGCGATGAGGTCGACAACGTGGCGGTGCTTCTCAAGGATCTCTATGACCTCTATGGCATTTGTGCGGGGCGCGTGGTCGACCTGCTGGACTGGATTGACGGGGGGCAGCAGTGACTGTGCAGGTTGAATTTTCGTGGCTAGTCGGGCTGCTGGTGGCCTTCTTTGTGGCCTGCGGCGGGGCGGGAAAGCTGCTCTTGCGTCAGGTTCAGAAGTCCATGGATCAGCAGTTCAGTTCGCTGTCGCGTCGACTCGAATCCATCGAACTGGAGAACCGCGAAGAGGCCACCCAGTGGGCCCGGGTGGAGCGAGAGCTGCTCAAGTTCCAGGCGGAGCTCCCCATGAACTATGTGCGCCGCGATGACTACATCCGGGGCCAGTCCATCCTGGAGGCCAAGCTCGACGGCCTGGCCGGGAAGATCGAAAACGTGCAGCTGCGCGCTGTGATTCAACAACGGGGAGAAAGACCGTGAGCAACCCTATCGACCAGGCCAAGATCCGCCGCGAATCGCTGCGCTGGCTGATCATCCTGACCCTCAACACTGCCCGCCCTATCGGGGCATACGAGGGCCCGATTTTGTCGGTCGCACAGAGCGAGTATCCGGACGCCTCGCCCCTGGAGCTGCGCCGCGAGCTCGACTACCTGGCTGACCGTGAGCTGGTGAAGCTGGAGAAGCATCCCAGCGGCAAATGGTTTGCCGACCTGACCCGCATCGGCACTGACCTGGCCGAGTACACCATTCCATGCGAGCCTGGCATTGCCCGGCCCGAGAAGTACTGGTGAGGGTGCGATGGGCCGTAAAAGCACCATCAGCCGTCTGCCTGAGCAGGTCAAGAGCTACATCGAGGGCAAGCTGGCCGAAGGCCGCTTCACACTGGATGAGCTGATCGCCGATCTGCGTGAGCGCTTTCCTGCACAGGAACAGGCTGGCGAGTTGCCCAGCCGGGCCGCCGTGCACCGCTATGGCCAGAAGCTGGAACGTCGACTCTCGGCGATCCGGGCCAGCACCGAAGCGGCCAAGTTGATCAGCGCCCAGGCTGGTGACGATGAAGACGCTCGCAGCGAGGCACTGACCGCCTTGGTGCAGACCGAGCTGTTCGAGGCCCTGATGTCGATCCAGGAAGCGGACGACGAAGAGATAGACGCTGGTGAACGTGTCTCCATGCTCAGCTCGGCCGCCAAGAACATTGCCACGCTCACGCGCAGCAGCATTGGGCTGAAGACCTTCCAGCGTGATGTCCGCCAGCGTGCCAAGGAAGCTGCAGCCAACGTCGAAAAGATCGCCAAAAAGGGCGGGCTGTCGGCCGACACCGTCGAGCAGCTGCGCCGCGAGATCTTGGGCATTGCCGCATGACCGACCTGGTTGCCGTCCCGTTCGAAGTGCCCGACACCAGCAGCGCCGCCACGCCTGCGGTGTTGATGGGCTACCAGCAGCGCTGGGTGGCCGATCCGTCACCACTGAAAGTGATCGAGAAAAGCCGTCGTACCGGCCTGACCTGGGGTGAAGCCTCGGACAACGTGCTGTCGGCCGCATCGGCACGCAGCGCGGGTGGGCAGAACGTCTACTACATCGCCTACAACCAGGACATGACCATTGAGTACATCCAGGCCTGTGCGATGTGGGCCCGGGTGTTCAACTATGCGGCCGGCGAGATCGAGGAGGGGTTCTGGGATGGCGAGTCCGATGAGGACAAGAACATCAAGACCTTCACGATCAAGTTTCCCGATAGCGGCTTCCGGATCGTCGCGCTGACCAGCCGCCCCTCCAACTTGCGCGGCCGCCAGGGGATCATCGTGATTGACGAGGCGGCCTTCCATGACCAGCTCAAGGAGCTGCTCAAGGCCGCCTTGGCCATGTTGATCTGGGGCGGCAAGGTGCGGGTGATCAGCACCCACAACGGCACCGACAACCCGTTCAACGAACTGATCACCGACATCAGGGCGGGCAAGCGCCGGGGCACGGTGCACCGGGTCACCTTCCAAGAGGCTGTGTCCGATGGCTTATACCGTCGCGTGTGCATGCGCCTGGGCAAGACCTGGCTGGCCCAGGAAGAGGCCGAGTGGATGGCGGGTGTGTACGCCTTCTATGGCGACGGGGCCAGCGAGGAGCTGGACTGCATCCCGGCCAACTCGGGCGGGGCCTGGCTGAGCCGCGCCTTGATCGAATCTCGGATGAACCCCGACACGCCCGTGCTGCGCTGGGAGTGCAAGCCTGGGTTTGAGGTGCTGCCCGACCACATCCGTGCCGCCGAATGCCGCGACTGGCTGGAGGCCCAGATGGAGCCGATACTGCTGGCCCTGCCGCAGGAGGTGATCAGTTTCGATGGCGAGGACTTCGGGCGCAGCGGCGACTTGTCGGTGCACGTGCCTTTGTTGCAGCACCAGAACCTGGTGCGCCGGGTGCCCTTCATGGTGGAACTACGCAATGTGCCGTTCCGCCAGCAGGAGCAGGTGGCGTTCTACCTGCTCGACCGCCTGCCACGCTTCCGTGGCGGCGCCTTCGATGCGCGGGGCAACGGCCAGTACCTGGCTGAGGTGGCCATGCAGCGCTATGGCCCGAGCCGCATCCACCAGGTGATGTTGACCGAGTCCTGGTACCGCGAGCACATGCCCCCGGTGAAGGCGGCACTAGAAGACGGCACCCTGGACGATCTGCCCAAGGATGCCGATGTGCTGGACGATCTGCGCGCCGTCGAGATGGTGCGTGGCGTGCCGCGCATTCCAGACACGCGCAGCACGGGCGAAGACAAGGGCAAGCGCCACGGTGACGCGGCCGTTGCTGTGGGGCTTGCCTACTACGCAAGCCGCGAGATCAACTTGGGGCCTGTGAAGGCTTCCACCCGCAAGCGCAATGCTGGCGTCCGCATCCGTGGCGTCAACCTCAACGGCTACTGACCCGGTGACAAGCCGGCAATCGATCATGGCAATGACCCCCAATCAATTCGGTCTGACCGACCACCTCGCAACCCGGGAGCGGAGCCTCGATTTCACGGCCCTGGGCATGCTCTTGCCCAACCCGGACCCGATCCTCAAGGCTCAGGGAAAAGACATCGCGGTTTACCGCAACATGCGCACCGACGCCCTGGTGGGTGGTGCCATTCGCCGCCGCAAAAGTGCAGTCAAAGCCCTGGAGTGGGGCCTGGATCGGGGCCAGGCCCCTAGCCGGGTGGCCAAGTCGATTGAGGCGCTGCTGGCTGATCTGGATCTGGAGACGCTCATAGGGCAGGCGCTGGAGGCGACGCTGTACGGCTATCAGCCCATGGAGGTGATGTGGCGGCGCACGGGGAGCATGATCACGCCGGGTGAAGTGATCGCCAAGCCGCCCGAGTGGTTCTGTTTCGATGCGAACAATCAGCTGCGCTTCAAGACTCGCCAGGATCCGGTGTACGGCGAGCTGCTCCCCCTGCGCAAGTTCCTGCTGCCACGTCAGGATGCCACCTACCTGAACCCCTACGGCATCCCCGACTTGAGCATGTGCTTTTGGCCCCTGACGTTCAAAAAGGGCGGCATCAAGTTCTGGCTGTCGTTCACCGAGAAGTTCGGGAGTGCCTGGCCTGTTGGCAAGCTGCCCAGATCGGCCACGAATGAAGAGCGCGCCGAGCTGCTCGACGACCTGGAAAGCTTGATCCAGGATGGCGTGGCCGTGATCCCTGATGACGGCAGCATTGACCTGGTGGAGCTGGCTGGCAAATCCGCCAGCGCCGACCTGTACGAGCGCCTGGTCATGCTGTGCCGGGGCGAGATCTCGATTGCCCTGCTGGGGCAGAACCAAAGTACCGAGGCGACAGCCAACAAGGCCTCGTCCGTCTCGGGCCTGGAGGTGACCCGGGATCTGCGCGATGCAGACGCCAAGCTGGTGGCCGGTGCGATCAACACCCTGATCCGGTGGGTGTGCGAGCAGAACTGGGCCAATGCTCCCGCTCCGGTGTTCAGTCTTTGGGACCAAGAGGCTCAGGACCAGCTGCAGGCGTCTCGCGACAAGAGCAACTACGAAGCCGGCGCCCGTTTCACGAAGCAGTACTGGATGCGGGGCTACGGCTACCATGACAGCGACCTGCAGGAGTCGACAGTCACTCCACCGCCCACTTCGCCGGCCCCTGCAGGAGTGGCCTCGGCGCCTGTGGCATTTGCCCAAGGCGATCAGACCACTGATCCGGTCGCCGATGAGACCCAGACGCTGATGGTGCAGTCCGGATCCACCTGGTCGACGTTGATTGACCAGGTGCAACAGCTGGTGCAGCGCGCCGACAGCTTGCCCCAGGTGCAGGCCGCTCTGGTCGAGGCCTACGGCAACCTGGACACGGCCCAGCTTGTGAAGTTGATGGCCGCTGCGAACGCCATGGCGCAGCTCAAGGGCATGGACGCAGCCCGCTCGGGGGGCTGAGCGTGGCCACATCCCTGAACGTCGGCTTCGGCACGCCCTGGGGGGCACAGATCGCCTTCCTGAAGAACAAGCTGCGCCTGCCCACCGAGCGCTGGGATGACATTGAGCGCAGCGCCCATGATCGCGCCTTCATTGTGGCGGGCGTTGCCAAGGCCGACCTGCTGTATGACCTGCACCAGGCCGTCATTGAGACGGCTGAGGCCGGTGGCGGAGTGAGTCAGTTTCAGGATCAATTCCAGGCCATTGTGGCCAAGCATGGGTGGACGGGTTGGACCGGTGAGGGCAGCCCCGAGGGCGAGGCCTGGCGGGCCCGCACGATCTATCAGACCAACATGGCCACCAGCTACGCAGCTGGCCGCTATCAGCAGCTGATGGATCCAGACTTCCTGAACCTGCGGCCGTATTGGCGCTACATCCACAGCGACGGGGTGATGCACCCGCGCCCCTGGCATCTGGCTTGGCACGGCTTCACGGCTCGCTATGACCACCCGTTCTGGCAGACCCACTTCTGCCCCAATGGCTGGGGATGCCAGTGCCGCATCGTGGCGGTGAGCGAAAAGGAAGGCCAGGCCAGCATGCGTGCCGGCCTGGGCGACCCGCCCAAGGGCTGGGACCAGATCGACCCCAAGACAGGCGCCCAGGTCGGTATCGACAAGGGCTTCGACTACACACCAGGCGCTGCGCGAGACACCTCGCTGCGCCAGATGGTGCAGGACAAGATGGTCAAGTACCCAGACGCGATCACCACTGCGCTCTCACGGGATCTGACCCGCTATGTCAACGCCAATGCTGCGCCCGCCACCTATGCGTCCGAGATCCTGGCCGACAGCCAGCGCAAGGAACCCCTGTGGCTGGGGTTCGTGGACGATTTTGAGGCTGTGGGGCAGGCTGCTGCGACCGACGTGAAGGGGTATGTGGTGCTGCTGCCTGCAGATGCGGTGCGGCATGTCCAAACAAGCCATGGGCACGATGGCCAGGGCCAGAGGCCTGCAGAGCCAGCCGACTATGAACGCCTGGTGGACGTGCTCAACGATGCCGACACGCTGCGGCCAGGCGACACCAGCCGCCAGGGCAATCAGACCGTGCTCGCGATCAAGCAGTTCGGCTCCGAGGTGTACCGGGCCGTGTTCGAAGTGCTGTCGGGGAAGAAGAATCGGGCGCTGGCCTTGACCACGCTGGTGATCAAGACAGGCAAGTGACGGGGCTCCACGCCCTCTCGTCCAAAACGTCCGAAACGGGTCCGGGCATCCAACTACCCAGGGGACGGTACAGCGCGGAGCAGGACGAATTCTACGTAAAGGCCATGAGATGAGCAATTTCACGATCGAGGTGAAGGACGACCAGGTACAGGCCGCATTCCAGGCCCTGGAGGACCGCGTTACCAATGCCAAGGGCTTCCTCGGCGGCTTGGGCGAGGATCTGGTGGAGCGCACCAAGCGGCGGTTTGAGACCAGCACCGGGCCCGACGGTGTAGCGTGGTTGAAGAACTCCAGCGTCACCATGGGCCTGCTTTCGGATCGCCTGGGCAAGAGCTATCGAAAGAAGTCGGGAGCGCTCAACAGCAAGGGCGAGGTCAAGATGGCGGGCAAGAAGCCGCTGATCGATACGGGGAATTTGCGCAGGCAGATCGTCTGGCAGGCCACCGGCGATACCCTGACCGTCGGGGCCACGCCGCTGTATGCTGCAATCCAGCAGTTTGGCGGCCAGGCCGGCCGCAATCACAAGGTGACCATACCTGCACGGCCATTTCTTCCTGTCAGACCGGACGGGTCGCTTTACCCAGAAGAGCAGGCGTTCATCTTGGAGAGCCTGAACGAGTACATTGCGGGTCTATCCACCTGAACGGGCAAAAAAGAGGGGAACCGGCGCCGATTCCCCTTGTTTCCTGTAGCGAAAGAGATTTTCCGGTAATCGTTTCGATAAATGCCGGCCCATTCCCCAAAATCTCGATTTATCGCGCCGTTCCCTCTTTGGATATCTCAACTCCCCTCAGGTAGGGCTCCGCAGCCATGGC